GCGCGCGCCGGCCGCTTCGCTTTGTCTGACTTAATTGGGTATATCGGTAGAGTTGGAGATACCAACAGTAATAGGTTCAGTGAACTCGACAATATAGTCGATGCGAACAATGATATGAGCTGATCCGGTAGGGTCTTCACCTACACGGGCTCCAATAGCAAACACTTGAAAGAACACATCCTCAAAAGGAAGTGAATCCAAGTCAGCCCTGTTATCTTTATCTGCAAAAGCTCTCCCAAGGAACTTCCTTGCAGAATACCTGAAAGAAACAGTACGAGAAGTGGACGCCTGCGGAGTCGTAAGAAGTGTACGGAAAGAAGTACGCTTCTGTTCCAAAATGGACTTGAAAGTAGTAGGAGGTGCACTTGAGTCATCAAGGTACACACCAACGATCATATCCTTGTCGTTGGGAAGAAAGTTGACAGTTATCTTAGCACCGAGTACACGATAATGCTGGTAAAGAGAACGAAGCTGAGTCCAACCCATAGGTTGGACAGTATCAGCTGATGTGGCATCAGGATCAGCGGCGCCATTGGCGCGGAAGGTGTTCCAGCCTACTGCGGGACTTACACCTACTGCAAAGGACGTCTGCTTCATGAACTTGAGCTTCATTACGCGCTTGCGGGGCTGGATCATAGAGGAGAGGTGCATGGACCGACGAAATTTGCGACGGAAGCCGCGAGCCATCGGTCTGCGGCGGGGCACGCGAAGCTTGCGGCGCTTGGCCCTTGGGCTGCCCCGACCAACCATTCGACGCTTGACCATTTTTGAAAATATTTATAGGACAACACACAACGAACATAGACTCTCCCTACTTCCTCACATAAACATACGATGTTTCATGTGCGCTTAGTGTGTCAGTTCCAAACGACCACGGTAGTCTAGTTTTATACGATGGCGACGAATACGATTTGTACGTGGGATTTTACTCTCCCACAAGGAGATTTGGCGGCGGAGCAGTTGAAAGGATTCCTCAAGATACACTGTAAGAAATGGTGCTTCCAATTGGAGAGAGGGGGACAAACTGGGTACATGCACTATCAGGGAAGAGTTTCATTAAAAGTAAAAGCAAGAAAGGGTCCCGAGTTCCCAGGTATACACTGGAGTGTAACAAGTAACGCGAACAGGGACAATGAGTTCTACGTACTCAAAGAAGACACAAGAGTGGAGGGACCATGGAGTGACAGAGATAAGTATATCCCTCTACAGGTACAGAACATACAACTGTACCCATGGCAACAAGACATACTCGATGACGCAAACATATGGGATACAAGAACTATTAACATGATTATCTGCAAAGAAGGTAACATTGGTAAAAGTACGTTGGCGACATACGCGGGATGTAGAGGTATTGCAAGAGCGATACCTATGATGGACTCCTACAAGGACTACATGAGAATGGTGATGGACACACCAAAGGTACGATTGTATCTGATCGACTTTCCACGGTGCATGAACAAGTCCAACTGTGGAAGTTTCTGGAGTGCAATCGAAACGATCAAAAATGGCTATGCCTATGATGACCGTTATGGCTTCAGAGAAGAGTATTTTGACTGTCCGAATATCTGGGTTTTCTCAAACACCGTACCGGATCTGAGTCAATTATCGAAAGATCGTTGGCGATTTTTCGAGGTAACGGAGGTACAGGCGCTACGCTGTATTAATATTGTACCTCCTGGAGCAGCTGGAGCAGACCGGCCCGACGGTCCGGTTCATAATTACAATGGGTTCGGTAGACGGTCCGATATTGAGTGAGGGCGCCAAGGAGCCCTCTTTTGATGAACTATTATTATGGAGAGTCGCGCGTGATGTGTGGGGTTAATGAATATATTTACGTAACGTTTTGACCACATCACACCCCCCCCCGGGGGTGTCCCGCGCGACTCGCTTTACGTGGGTTCCGCTCCGCTCCGCTGCGCTCCACCCACTCCAGCGAGTTCGCACATGTACGTCGCGCGCAAGCGCGCGCCGGCCGCTTCGCTTTGTCTGACTTAATTGGGTATATCGGTAGAGTTGGAGATACCAACAGTAATAGGTTCAGTGAACTCGACAATATAGTCGATGCGAACAATGATATGAGCT